CTGTTCAATTCACCGTTGAAGGTGGAACGACGATTGAAAGCATTGAGTATTATTTTAACCAAGCCAATTTCCAATACCGAGGAAACACCCTCGGAACAACGAGAGTGTCATTTCTTGAATTCGTGAGATTGAAGTGATTCCGCAAGGTTTATTTTCTACACTTAAATGTCAGTGCGTGAGAGTTTCAATCTATGAGGTCAGCCCAAGGGACGGCCTGCAATCACTCCCTACCTTCATCCCTACTGAAATGAAGCGTGACTTCATCACCTCGCTCTACGAGGCCGGGTTAAGCCATGTAGAAGAAACAAGCATGGCCCACCCAAGGCTAGTTCCACAAATGGCCGATGCGGAGCATGTGTATCAAAGAGGGGGCGTTCTTGTGATGAATCAGCGGGGCTATGAGAGGGCCATGAAGATGGGTGCGAAAAAAATCAATATCGTCTTTTCGCCATGCGAAACATTTAATCTCAAAAACATGGGAAAGACAAGAAATGAGATTATTCTCATGTATAAAACATTCATGAAATCACAAAAGAAAGATGTGAGAGTTTACATCTCTATGGCTTTCGGTTCTCCGTATTCGGGGACATTCAGCGAAGAAGTAATTAGAAACTGTGTTAGGGACGCCAAGATGTTCGGCAACACTGTGGTTTTTGCCGATACAGTAGGATGCGGAACTGCCAAACAGGTCAAACAATTTGCTAAAATCGCAAAGGAAGAGAAAATGAGAAGTGCGTTGCATCTTCACCACAAAGGCGACGAAGACAAAGCGTTTGAGTTGGTCAAGGCTGGCCTATTTGCAGGAGTTAAGCAGTTTGATGCGAGCGTCGGCGGCTTAGGCGGTTGCCCGTTTACCGAGAATAGTGGGGCCAACATTTCAACAGAAAGGCTTGCTAAACATCTCATTGCATGGGGTTTCAATTGTGGAGTTTTACCAAAAGACCTCGTTAAGCCCGTCAACTACGCCAGAAAGATGCAAGAAATGCAAAGCCAGCCACTTTGAAGTTTATGCAAAATTGTAGATGGCGCAAAAAGCCAAAAAAAATCTTGGGGGGAGAATCCTAAGACTCTCCCCCCGTAAGGGTCTTTGAAGACCAAATGCCTCCGCAGTTTCTACACTCCCAAAGTTTGACTCGCTCTGTTGAGCCAATGTAGAATCCTTGCAACCTTTTTGCAAGGGTTTTTGCTTTGCAGTATGCACACGATTGTTTCAATGTCATTTCTGCCTAGCCTCATCTTTGCCCATAAGACGGTTCATGTATTCTTCCACGGATTCTTCCGTGATGTTTGAACCACCGAATGCGGCAAAGAAGAGAAGCATCAGCACGACAAGGAAAATAATCAACCAAAACCATTCCCAACCAGTCATTACCAATTCACCTCCAAATCCACAAACTCTTCATTGTTGATGGAAAACGCTTTCACGATTCCATTCTGCTTACCGTAATCCCACAGGTCGTAGACCAACTGAGTATCTTTCATGCAATACTCAACCACTTCGTCAAAGCGACCCATCTTCCAAAGGCGGGGCGCATCTGCACTATCCATGAGTTTAGAATCCTGCATGGTGCATTTGACAAGGTTCTTGAGTTGAAACCGCTCACCATGTTCTTTCAGCAAAACCTTGGAAGTGTCAATGTATTTCTCTTCGCTCAAGTATTTGTGAATGCAGTAAATGTCCATTGAGTCACGAAGAACGGGCAAGTCAAATGCCGCCAAGTTGTGGCCCAAAAGAACACCTCCCTTTTGGAAATGCTCGTCCAAGTCATACTTCAACTCACCAAGTGATTTGATGATGTGGCCCGACTTTGCAAACTCGCTAACTGGCTCATCAACATAGACTGTTCCAGTATTGCCGTCCCAAGTTGCAACTGTAGAAACTTGGAACATGTGCGTGTTACCGAAACCGCCAATGTCGTGGGACATGTTCTTGGTTTCAATATCCAAGGCTAGAACTGACATGGTGATTATTCACCCGACCAAAGTTTAGAAACCTTTTCCTGCTCCTTGTCTACCTTTGGTTTCTCTTCCGTAGCGATGGCTTTCTTGAGGAAAGCAACGATGTTTGAGCCAGCGACGGTAAGCATGGAACAACATTCCCAGCCATCTTCGCCGTAAGTGTTCAAGGTTTCAATAATCACTTTCGGTCCTTTCGTTACATCAAATACGAGGTATGTGTTTTCCCATTTCGTCATTCTACATCATCTCCAATCAGTCGGATATACTTGTATTTCCCGTGTGCTTTCTCATCAAACTTGTGTTCAATAGATTTGAAGTGTCTGTAAATCTGCGCCTTTGATTTGCCCGTTTTCTCAATAACGCCATTTAGGAATTTGCTCTTGTGAATGAAGCCCTCTTCGTCCTTTTCCGATTCTTTGTAAATTGACATGAATTGGGGTTCAAGCGATTTTTCAGCGATGCTCGCCTTGCGAACCTTTAGGCTCTGTTCAAGCCAAGAAACCAGACTGATATAACACTTCCTCATGATAAGAGCGGCTTCACGGACATGCTGACCAGTTACCAAAAATCGGGCATTTTTGTCCTTAATGTTAAGACTGCGAGCAATGCAAACGAGAACGCTCATCTTCGTAAGGTTCACCATCAAACGAGTGGTAAAATTGGAAGCCAACTCAGCCACTTCCTTTCGGCACTTGGACAGTTCTGCTCTCATGTTCTTGTATTCAAGAATCAAGTTAGCATTGAATCCTTCGGCAAAGCGAATGGTTTTGGTAGAGTCACCGCCCATCTCTTCGTGGTGTTCCTTGAGCATGTTGTAAATCTCCATGAGTCCATTCACATACTTGTCAATGGGCTGATTGATTTCTTCAATGGTTCCAACCTTTGACAGTTGCTCAAGACGCATTTGGTGCTGAACTGCATCGGGAACATCAACCACATACATGACCATTCTTTGGAGAACACCTTTCTCAGCAATCACATTGTTGAGGTTGTTTGGTGGATAGGTCATTGCTAGAACAGAGCGTTCCGAATAGCAGTGCATGATTTCTCCGCCGAACTTTGTCAATGCTTTGGAGATAACCCAAGATTCACCAGCAAGAGTGTTCATCAAAGTATTGAGATAAACGATTGAGTTCTCTTTGTGCTGGCTTTGCTTGAAGATGCCGGAGTATTCAAACTCGTCCCAATGGGCAAGCCCGCTACCTTCAAGGAGGCCAGCAACTCGCTCTAGTGACTTGTTGCCTTCCTCGTCAATGTCTTCATTGTAAGTCCCAAGAAGCACTGAGTCGGTATAGTCGGTAACGCCGAAAATGTCAAACCGGCGGGGCATTTGATGATTATCAATTGGAGAAGTCAATGGGGGATGAACACCACCGTTGTTGATTCGCTCAAAGGTTCTCTTGGCCACAGGGCCAACAAAGTTCCAAAGTGTGGATTTGCCAGTTCCCGAAGTTTGAATCCAACAAAAGTGGATGCGGGAGTCTTCTCTGTTTCTACCAGTAGGAATGGTCACAAACTCTTTGCAGATTTGCCCAAGAATGGTAAAGAAAGACATAGCGGCTGGAATCTCATTGAAGTGAGAAACCTTGGCGGCGTCTGCTTGGAATTCTGCTACAATCTTTGGTAGGCTTTCAGTTAAAGGTTGGGCATTCTCTTCTGCTACCAACCAGTCTTCATCGTTCAATTCAAATTCTTCGTAATTCATATTTTCACCTTCTCTTCCGAGTTGAGTGTGGAAAGGATTCTTTTGGCTAGGGTTTCGCCAATCCCGTCCACGGCCTGCATTTCAAATGCAGAACATTCACCTATTTCCATAATGGAACCAAACTGTTTAATCAAGGCTTTTGCTTTTTTGTAAGACACACCTTTGATGCCGGTAAGTAAGTCCAATCGCAAGTCGTCTGTAGTCACTCGCTTGAACACTTCCGGTCTAATTGTTTCTCTTGTCATTGGTTTGATTTTAGCAATTGAGGTAATGATTTGAGCCGCTTCTTCTTCGTTGGAAACCCAAAACGGCTTTGCGTCAGTATCAAGAGTAATCCTCCCAATTGCACCAAGGAACTTGTTTCTCAACATGATTGCTCTTGACTTAACTGGCATTTTGCTGGGAGAGTTCTCAATAACCGCCATGATTGCTTCATCAATAGAACCGTAAACGATTACAATGCAATGTTTGTAGTGTCGGTCCATGTTATCCAGTTGAGTCCACAATCGCTTTGTCATAACTGAGCCAAGGAAATCAATGGAGGACTTTGCTTCAAAGCAAACATCATCAAACACATAATCACCAATCTCCAGCCATCGCTTGTCGGTTTTGATGTGAAGTGCTTTTGCCTGTTGTTCCACTAGGGAATACAGTTTAGATTTCTCTGTTTCTCTACTGTCAATCACCAACATGTCAATCACTCCTTGGGTATCGCCAGCACTTGCCGACACAATAGCCATCGGAAATCAACTTAGCACACGAAGGAGTGTTGTAGTTTCCATAGACTGTAAACCTAGCATGTTGCCGGGTAGTCCTTTCGTCCCAATCCAACCACACATCTTCTCTCTCGCCAAAAGATACCTTTAGTTCTTCTACGACCAAATCCAAAACTCGCTTCTTGTCTTCTTGATTCGTCAAGTCACGGTTTCCACTTAGCAGGTCACGATACCAAGACACAAGGTAGGCCCTAGAAATGTGTGCCGGATTTTCGCTCATGGTGGCGTTGTGTAGGCACGGAAGGATGGGTAAGGTCCCATCATAGTCGGGAACCTCTACCTCGCCTTCTATGGCCTCTAGAGGGGGCGCATCGGGGAATACCACTTTGACTGAACCCTCCTTGCGATATGGGATAGTGCGGGGGTATTTAGCCAAACTGTGTAAACTGGCCAAACCGCCCTGCAAATCCTCATAGAAGAGAGGGATGCAATAGTAGGGGTTTCCGTTTTCGTCGCTTGATGAAAGGTTCACGGTATTCGGCACTCTGCGAAGCCTGCTAATCTGCCCAACTCTGTCGTCAAGCGTTGAGTTCTCACCAAGCAGGGCTTTCATCTGCCGGAAGAAGACCTGTATGTTTCGGATTGAGTGGGTTCGCTCACCTTCAATGAAAAGGTGGAATCCCCTACCCGAAAAGAAGAGTGAGTGTTCCCAATCGTTCTCTTTGACATGTTCCATAATAGTGCAAACATCACGGTAGGCATCTTCTACGCCTTCTTCGCCGTGAGCATCAAAGTCAAGGAATACTCTGTTGATGATAACAGAATGCTCAATCTTCGCACTATCGCTAAACTGCTCAAAGTCGTAAACAGTCGTGTAAACATTGGTTTTGTTGTTTTGTGCTTGCACAAACTCAATGTATTCACTCTTTGTCTGCACTATCTTCCTCTTCATCTGTGGTGCGTTCTTGATGTGACTCCCCGCCCACACTTCTCTCGGAAACTTCATTTCTATTACCCCCAAAATTCACTGTTGCTCCTTCAAGCATATTCCTAATCGTTCCTGCTACTTCCCCTTGAATGTGGGTCATAACTATTTCTCGGAACACATCTTCCAAAGCCATTCCAACATAAGCGTCATTGATTTTCGTTTCTCTAGCCAATTGGAACCTCTCAATCACATTCATCTCAGAATAGACTTCTTTAGAAAGAGAGCCAATGGTCGTTTTGAGATTTGAAATCTCAGCAAATGTCCAATTCTTGCTCAATACTTTTGTTTTGATTATTTCATCCATATTATCTGTTCTCCAGTTTCTTCAATCGCAAATAGTTCTCTGCTTCTCTTTTCTTCATCAAGTTGATTGTTTTCTCTTGATACTTGATGAGGCCTTCTAGCCGTTTCATTTGTCTTTGCTGAACAAAGTTGAGGCGAATGATAAACACAGAGAGTAAAACAAATGCTACTAGCCCATCCACTAGCATTTGCCTCACACCCAAGTATCGTCCTGCGCCCCATCGCAGATGCCAAAGAAGGAACAATGAGCGCAAGTCTTGTAGTAAAACTTGGTTGGGAAGTTCTCTTGCTCATAGGCTTGAATCAACTTTGCGATGTTGTCCTTTACAGAAGTCATGGTTCGCTTTTTGATTTTCTCAACATAGATGTAATTGGAAACTGGGTAATACCATCCCCAATGTGTCACCTTCATGTCCCTCGTTAGACCGTTCTTTTCCAACACTTCATCGGAAGCATACTCAATGAGCATTTGGTAAAAGGCCATTTCCTTACGCATGGTGCTGGATTTGTAGTCCTTCCAAGGACCCGTCTTGAACTCAAAGGGAATCAAGTTACCGTTCTCAATGAAGATACGGTCAATGATACCTTGAATGTGAATCACATAGTCACGGGACAAGGGATATTTTTTGCTAATGTCGTGAGGGATTGTGATTTCCGCATCAAACTTACCTTCGTTGACAATGGGAAGAAATTCGTGTTCCTTCTCTTCACTTCTTGCCTCAATGTATCGCTGGGCTTCAAAAGCCGCCACATTCATTGAAATGTCAAAGTATTCGTCAAGGGGGAAAAGCCCAGTGCAGTATTCAATGACCTCATCAGCCGACATGTTCTCCGCTTTCTTCAAATCAAAATCATTGAAGAAGTTCTCACGGTGGTTGTGGAGAACCGTTCCTTTTCGCATGGCTTCGGATTGGTCTTGTGGAAGACGCTGAATGTATGAGAAGTCATACTTCTTCGGACACCAATCGTGCGAACCAAGAGAAGACTTGGTAATCTTCAAGACTGGTTTGCTAGGGTCTTCATAAGAAGAAGGGTCCCATTGGTAGGTGTATTCTCGCATTGATGCTATTCTTGCTTCGTATTTTTCATCTGTATTCATTGTTTCAAACCTCCGTGGTTTTTGCATGTTTGCTGGTTTAACATCACCCATTTTTTACAACGGGTTCCGCTTGCAGTTGTCCCCTTACACCGAAACATGTCGGGGGGAGTCGTTGTCCGGCAAAGCCAGCATACCGGAACATAGTCGCTTTTATTGTAAGAATGTGGACGAACATTGATTTTCTTGTCGCAGATAGAACAAAAGTATGACACCATTCAAAACCACTCCGTTAAACTCATTTGAACCGAGCCGTTTCTAATGCCCGAAATGTTCCAGCCCATTGCTCGGTAAATAGGCTCTGCTTTCTTGACGACCTGCTCTGCATAATGCTCCCAATCGGGAGTGTATTCGTCAAAGTCTGCATAGGTTGTTCCTGCTACATATTCCACATTTCTCACTTCCTTGGTTAAGGGGTGGGTGTAGTATTCGTCTGTCTTTACTTTCAAGTGAAGGTAGGAGTCATCAAACTCCATACCCTTGTTGGCCCAACAATGCACAATACCGGCAATTCCTGCGGCAATGCTAGGTCGCTTACCTTCAACAGTTTGAAAGGCAGTCACAGGCTCTTGACAAGGCAGGGAGTTCTTGTTTTTTCGGTGGCCACAAATGTTCTTGTCACCAATCAAATCCTTGAGATGGTGCTTGTGTTTGAAGCGACATTGCAGAGTGAATCTATTTTCACGCAGACGGCTTCTCTTGATGATAGCATCAAGGGGGATGTTGCCCCGCAACACATCACGATAGGTATCGTAGAGGTGCTTGTTGATTTCACGCTGGGTCTTTTGAGAAACCCACATTTTGAGCGCATCAGTTTGAACTTGTTTGGCGAGTTTTGTTTCACTTACCCGCTTTGCAGTAAACCCGGTCAAGGTAAACTTCGGCTTATCCAAATACACGCCGTCTTCCCAAGTAATCATTCCTGCGTTTCGGTTCTTCGTAATGCCGACGCCCAACGCCGAATAATACTTTTCAAACTCCAAGACAACGGGATGTTGTTCAAGTCCGAGAACATTCGGGAACTTCTTTCTAACTTCATTTTGAATCACTTCTGCTATTTCTTTGGCCTTTTCAATGTCGTCAATTTGAACATAGATTGAATCAGTATGTCCGTAAACTACCTTCATGTCAAACCCTTCTCACAAACATCATTCCAACTGGCTGGTTGGCCATCTTAGCAACTTCATCTTGGAGTTCCCTCACTGCACCACGAACAAGGCCAATGTCCTTGTCTTCGGCGTAAAGGTTATCTAAGTCTTGACCTATACCTTCTAGCCTTCGTTCCATATTCTTCATTCCTTCAATTAGATTAGCAAGCGTTGCTTGCATCAACCCAATAGTTTCCGTTACTTCTTTCATATTTTCATCTGTCATAGTATCACCACTAGTAGAGTGATAATGGTAGCAATGTTCACCACATTTACCATCATCAGGATTTTGTTGCTTCTTTTTACATTCTCTAGCAACTCAGAGAGTGTGCCTTGTGTTTCCTTTTGCACTTCAATTAATTCGTCTAAGTTAAACATCACATTCACCTCATTACATCAATCGTCTTTGATTTGAAATTGCACTTCTTGTTGTCACAAACGAGCCTTAACTTGTTTAGCCCGACTTTGTTCTCAGTCGCAAAATAGACCTTGAACTGCTTTTCGTAGCAATCGGGGCATATGTAGTTCTTCATTTCATTCGCCTCCGCATGTTGATGAAACACAAGTGGCAAATCCGATAGTTCGGATGAAGAGGCCCACGCCTTGTTTGACAAGTTCTGCAATGTTCAACCATCAATCTCCCTCGCAACAAAAGCCGCCGTTCTAATTGCTTCTCTCGCACTAGCGGTAATGCTAGCGGCCAAGTCAACATCAGCCCAACCAAACCCTTGGAAGGCAACGATGCCGTAAAAGGAAGCCATAAGTCGCTTAACGGCCATTTGGTTGTTATACCACTTTTGGTATTCTCCTGTGTTGTTTTCCCGTGCTTCTCGCATCTTTCGCTTGTAGTCGTTTCGCAACTCTTTGAGTTCTAAAACTGCTCTTGGAAGCAGGCCCAATTCATCCGTCTTGTAGTAAAGCATCCTCTCACTGGTTACATCGCTGAAGTCCCTAGGTGTAAGGATATTGACTGCAAACTCAGTAGGTTCTGCTGATTTGGTTTCCCAACTGATGTTGCGAGCAATCATCATTGACGGATAGAGGCCAGCATAGTCAAATGCGGCCACTCCAAGGTGCAAGCCGTTGGTTCCTTCCGATTCGGGGTGGTAAATCATCGCCCCTTCGTATTCCTCACGCTCCACATCTTTTCTGCCCGTAGGAGCAATCCAAGAAGCGTTCCGCATGAAGTAGATGGAACCCATGTGTGAAGCGTAGAAGCAAGCATCAAATGGAGCCACTAGCAACCGCTGGAGCGAAAGGATGGCTTCACTTGTAAAGTTGGTTTCGTCAATCTTTCTTAGCAACTCCACATCTTGTAGGGCATACTGCAAATAGGCTACTGCGTCTTCAAGCCAAGCCCTGCGATAGAACTCGTTTGGGTCCTCAAACTTGGTTTCAGTGTGCTTGCCTTCACCAAAGAGTGTCTGTGAAACATACTCAAGAGAAAGCGAGGGGAGTGTTCCTCGTTGTGAGTCGTTCCATTGTCGCTCAAAGGCCAAGTCAAGGTTCAAAGTGATTCTTCCACCGATGGGTTGCTCAATTGGCGAATAGCCTTGCTCAACATAGGCGAAGTAATAGCCGCTTTCAGCCTTAGAAGACTTCACAAAGCCCTTCACTTGACCCATCGGAGAGATTCTACGAGCATCAATCCCAAGGATAGCGCAACGCTCCAACAACTTAGGCAAGTCAAACTTCAAACCAAACCAAGCGATGAGCATGTCGGGGTCTTCTGCAACCATGTGGTCAAGAAAAGCCTCAAGCATGTCCTTTTCACTTGTGAAATAGAAGAAGTTCAACTTGTAGTCTTCAATTGAGAGATTCTCTTGAACATCAACGCTGAACTCAAAGTTTGGACACCAAGTAAATTGGTGAAAGGTTTCCGAATAGTTGTCAAAAGCAACGATAGCCGTAATTGCCCCATCGTATTCACCACCCTGTTGCCACTCCATATCCCAATACCACTTTCGCAAGTTGTATTCGTGAAGACTTTCCAACTCATCCACGCAATACCGAAAGTGGAAAGGAACATCACCTTCGTAGGTTTTCTCATGTGCGGCTCTAGCGTGGCGAGCATCCGTATGCTTTTCGTAGTAGCAACGGACCAAGGGTTTGCCTTGTAGGTTGACTTCGCCTCCCACGGTGTAGTCAAACTCGCCATCAGTAAACTTACTGATTGAGTAATGCGTGGGTCTAGGGGCGTCTTCTTCAATGTAGAAATAAGGAGCAGTTTGAGAAGTCAGTTGTTGTTTCTCACCGTTCTCATTTCTCCAAGACATGTAGATTTCATTTTTACTTTTATTCTTACTAATAATCATTTTTTCACCTAACTGGAAACAGATGGGGCTTTGACCACCAAACGGTCTTCTGCAACGATGAGAATCGGGAACTCGTCTTTCACATAGAAGTTCAGCAATTGTCCTTTGTTGAAGAACTTGTGAAGCGGCGAGGTAAACTCAACAGTAGCGGCATCGCCATGCGTGTGAACAGTTGTCAGCCGTTCTTGATAACGATTCTCAGTGCTTTGTCGGGACGAGAAGACAACTCTTCTATCGTCGGTAAAGTCAAGTTTGTATGTGCCTGCTTTCACCAATTCCATTGATTGCATACATGAACTAAAGTCGTCCGAAGTCACAACAAACACCCCTTCGTAGGAAGAACTTCCAAATGAAGGCATTTCGGTTGGGTTGAGAGTGTAGCCAGTATCACCGACCATTTGCGTAATGCGGTCGTAGACTGAAGTATCGTGACCGGTAATCAGCGGAATCGTTGCTTTCTTGTTACCCGATTGAAGCGTAATGAAGTCATTGGAAGTGAAGGTAACAGTATCGCTAAAGGTCTTCAAGTAGGAAAGAACCTTGGTAACATCACAAACACAAGAGCCGTCTTGTTCACCTGTAACGGTAATGTCTGCTCTAGCAATGAAGGTAGCGTTACCGTTGTAGATTCTCAAGTTGTTGCCGTTGAGAATCATTTGGACGGTGGAACCGAGGCTACTGCTAGAGAAGCCACTCGTTCCAGCATACTTTCCCTTGACTTGAATGCTATCAAATACTTCTTTCATTTCTTTGTTGTTCATAGAGAACTTCAAAGTTTACCCTCCCGAAGTTCGGGAACACCATTCCAAACAATGTTTGGTGGTTGTCCCTGCCTTGTGGTAAAGCGAGTCCCAACGAGATTACCGTTGGTTCTAGAACCAACAAGTTCTGCAATGTAGTGAATCTCACCTTTGATGTTTTTGCGGTAACAATGAATCTCTTGCTCCAACTTACCGCCCCAATCCTTCCATGCTGGCTGAACACCAACAGGGGAATTGTCCACATATCGCTCGGCTTCGTGAGTAATGTAACTCACATCGCAATCCAAG